GATTGGACAAAAGAACCAAAAGAAACATGGGATGAGCTATGCCATGAAAGATGTATTAACCTTCGTCAGAAATATAAAAAGATAAGTTTGTTCTATAGTGCAGGACGTGATAGTCATCATATTCTCAAATGCTTTTATCATTTTGATATCCCGTTAGATGAGATTGTATTATTAAATCTAAAAACAAATCATATGCGACAAGATGAGCTGATTAGATTGATATATCCGCATGTGCATAACTTCTTACGTAAGTATCCAAACACTAAGGTCACTACGGTAGATGTTGGACCGGAAGAGTTTGATAACTATTTCACAGATGATTGGTTAGAGAAACCAGCTACTGCATTGGTGCATGGTTATTTTCAGCCTACTAACTTTAGTTATTATGTTAAGAAAATCATGCATGCCGATGAACCTAATCATGGTATTATTCTAGGTGTAGATAAACCTAGAATCGTACTAGAGGATGGGAAATACTATTCTGGTATTATTGATAAGACGTTAGAAACGTTTATCACTGATATTCCAAATATTGAATTGTTCTACTATGCACCTGACATGCCTAAACTACATTTAAAACAAAGTTGGATGACGTTAAATCATATTGAAAAGACATACGGTGGTGCAGAATATAGCACTATTCAAATTGATCCATTACTTAATAGTAAGTTTGTATCACCTAGCGAAACTCCTTTTACTATTACTGACAACATACTTATTAAAAAGCCAAGTAGTATTACTAATGAGTTTTTAAAAGACTATTGCGGAAACAGCCATAGTCAATATTACGATGATTTCTGTATTGCATCCGGAAGAGGAGCAGCCTGGAATGTTAATCTAGGCATTCAGAATGGTAAAAGTAAGTACAAGAATAATGGTAGAGAACTTATATTCCAAAACTTAATAAGAGAAGCAAAAGAATATAAATGGAAATCAGTTCATAACTTTACAAATGCTATGGATTATTTGAAAGCAGCCTATGGTTCTGCCTTCAATGATGGTGATCCGTATCAGGGTACTTTAGGATTATATAGTAAGTTATACTATATGAAAGATGTTACTTAATACCGATTAGCATAAATCGATTATAACTGAAGGTACTATAATATATTTCTCTAGTACCTTTATAAAGTACATCAGTTAATGAGAAACGTTCTTGTAACTCAGACATATCTTTTGTAGTTTGTTTAACAAACCAGGGATCATTATCTTCTTTTATATCAGTTGCCTGAATACATACTAATCTACCTTTAGGGATAGAATCAAACCATCTAGTACTCTCTAACTGGTCTACACTACAGTTTATAAAAATAGATTCTTCTCCTGCTGAAGAAAAATCAGTCGCATTAATATCTAACACATGATTATATACTTTTGGATAATCATGTATCCAAGTATTTGTTATTTGATTAGCTGAATGAATGGCGCCTTCATCTATATCATAGCCATGCACAACTCCATAGAACTTAGGCTTTCTAGTTAATAACATAAATGCTAATAAGTTATCCCAACATGCTAGTATATGTAATGCAGGACAATGCATTTTTTGTTTGTACATTATACCTTCAAGTTCTTGGCATAACCAAATCTTACTATTAACTAACCCATGATAAAATGACTCATACGGGTTTTTTATTGAATCAAATGGTGTGTCAAAAATGTCTTCCATAGTTTATTTATTAAGCAAATAATGTATTAGAATTTGTTGACGAACCTATCATATTAGATATGATATCTCCCCAAACAATATTTGATTTAGTAATACCTAGTTTCTTTATCAGTTCAAGTTTGTATTTTTTTATATTAAATATGTCAGGAGAACATTGTTCCCATCCATAACTTCTTAATCTAGGTTCTATATTGCCATACATTTTTTGTTTCAAGTAAGGTACAGGTATGTTATTAGAATGATGTGTTATTTGTAAGTTTATAAACTTACAGGTAGATTCAAAGCTATGACCAATCATATTTCCTATACCATATATCCCGTTATTTTCCATAAATCTCTCATAACAGTTATATGATAGTCTTTGAGGTGATAATACATTTTTATGTATTTGAACCCACGGCCAATCACCACCTATTATAGGATAGTTTGAACATTGTTCAATAAGCCAAAAATGACTAGCCACATGTGGTTCATCAATATGATATGGTAATAGATACTCTAAATACCTACCTCCCTCATAAAACTCGATTGGATCAAGGTAGAATAAGTTTTGTTTAATATTATTTTCTCTACAAAACTTCTCAGAATAGTACAAGTCAGTTGTATTAAGTATTAATCCATTTGTTTGTATTATCATTGTCATAACTTCAAATGGTATATTATTCTTTATACAGGATAATAGAACCAACTCACTATCAGTACCACCACTATACAATACTTCTATTTTGGGTGTTTGTCTATTGGACAAATGGTCATAGAAAATATCATACACATTTCTACCCGATTCATATTGACATTCGGTAAGTTCTGTAGTAAAATGATAATCATCTAGGGTATGCTTTTTGTACCCATTTAAACCAGTCGACCATTGTAATATTTCTGACATGATAATATTTAGTGGACAAACTAAATAAGCGTATATTTACCATATAGTATAAATACACAAAAGAGAACACCATACCATGCTACACTTCATCACAGACCTAACACACAAACTATTAACCTTCATTAAAGACGACCCGGTAAGACCAGAAATACCTACCGATTTTAGAGTAACTAATGGTAGAATGGTTGCGGCATTAAGTGATAATGACGATGACCCAGATGCAATGGTATGTGTTAGTTTCCATGATTTTGTTCCAGCCGGAGTAGACGATTTATCTAATGTATCCGAAGTTCCGACTACAGCAGTATTCTATACTATTTGGAGTTATAAAGCCGGTAAAGGCCGTGATTTATTAATACAAGCGGTAAAAGGTATTCAGGAGCAATATCCAAGTGTAAATAGATTTGTGACATTAAGTCCTAAAACAGAAATGGCAAGAAGATTTCATTTAAAAAATGGTGCTATTATATTCCGTGAGAATATAGAAACCATTAACTACGAATATACTAAAACATCAGGTGAATAATATGGCAAAAGAAGTTAAAATGGTTAGTACTGCTGAAGAAGTAGAACAAATAGAAAATAGCGCATTATTAGCTTGTGATTTTATATATGAAACATTATTACCACTATTAGATGAATTTGAAAATGATAATGATGATCCAGAATATATTCCTGGTGTTGCTACTCACGGATTATTTATAGCATTAATACAAGAGTTGGCCGATTTAGGATATACTCAAAAAGACTTAAACAAAGAAATCAAAACGTATATGAATACCTCTCTAGGGGAAGTAGTACACTAATACTTTAGTACTACATTTTTTACAAACAAAAGTACTCATTTTAGCCCCTCAGGGGCTTCAAAATCGCTAGAATATTCAGGAACGCACTCTGATACACTTCTAGCGATTTTTGCCAATATTTGACATTAAATGGGTTTTCATGTACAATACTAACATGAACTCAAAAATCGCCCGTAAACGTAGAACTGATAGAAATCAAGTGATTTACTTTATCCAAGATACTGTAACACTTGAGTACTACATCGGTTTGACTGCCCTTTCATACAAAGGTAATGTGTTTTTGACACTACGCCGTCGTATGCAAAAACACATGCAACGTGCCTTAGCAGAAAACAAAAACTGGGGTCTGTCACGTGCTTTGCGTGAGCGAGGCGCTGACCGTTTTGTATTTGGAAAGTTAGAAGTGATTCGAGGCAAACGTCCTGCTCATGCACATGAGACAGAATTGATTAACACATTAAAACCCGCACTTAACACATTTGGAGTAAAGTAATGAACGAAAGAATTAAAGAACTTATTGAACAGGCTGAGGATTATGCGGCAGAGCAACATGATTTTCATACGCATCTTGAACGCACCTTGCGTTATGAAGCCTTCAAGGAGAAGTTTGCTGAATTGATTGTGAAGGAATGCGTAACAATTATGACTGATGCCAGTGATTCCAAATTACGTCTTAGTGATGCTATTTGGAATACAAAGATACATTTTGGAGTAGAAGAATGAACGAACAAATTGAAAAATTGATGTATCATTCAGGACTAACCGCACAAGGATGTTGGGATGAAATGGATGATTATGACAAACAGGCTATTGAAAAATTTGCCGAGTTAATTGTTAAGGAATGTATGAATGTTTTAGATCCAGGTGGTCATCAATTGATAGCACGTTTCCACACAAGACAATGGTTGTCAGAACATTTTGGAGTAAAATGAAATTAAACGATATATTACAATGGACTGGTGCAGTATTTGTGATTATAGGACACATACTAAATTCAATAGGACCTAGTGTTTATCCCTACAATATTGTAGCATTTACATTAGGCACTGTTGCGTTTTTAGCTTGGGCTAGTCGTGTAAAAAATAGTCCACAAATGGTTGTTAATGTAGTTTCAATGGTTACGTGTGTAATAGGATTAGTTAATGCTTGGAGATAAAATGAACAAATTAGTTAGAGATGGAAACGTGGCTGTATTGTATAGCCCAGGATTTGGTGCAGGATGGTTCACTTGGAACCCTACAATGCCTGAACTTATTTTTGAACCTGCCATAGCACAATTTGTATTGGACGAAAAGTTTGACGAACTACAAACTTATGTGGCATTGAAGTATCCTGAAATATACGATGGTGGTATGATGGACTTAGAAGTTGCTTGGGTACCTGAAGGCACTGAGTTTAAAATCAATGAGTATGACGGAGCCGAATCGGTTGAAACAAAAGATGAAATAGGTTGGTTAGTAGCGTGAGATATATTACTAATAAGTATAAGTCAGTCATTCTTCCATACGAGGAGGGTATGTTAGAATGGCTACACGAAACTTATCCTCATAGTTGTTATTATATCGTAGAGGTATAATATTTCTGTCACATTTATTGATATAAATATCAATATGGACTTTTGGGATATTGTACACTTGCACAAACAAAAAATATTTGCTATACTAGCTATAGTGATTGGATTGTATTGGTTGCATGTTCCCGAAGATGAGCCTCCTCAGCCAATCATCACTCTTAAGTATAGGTGTGAATTAATTGTAAAAAATTTACACGATTTTCCAAAAAATGTTAGTGACAGTTGTGAAACCTTTTTGAAAGAAGAAGATGAAATTGAATGAAGTAAATGAAGCATTGGATCATAAGATTACCGGTGGCAGTGAGTATCATTGGAATTGCTATCCTGATGGTAGATACCTAGATTATGAAAGTGACTTTGCCCATGTATCTGTATTATATAGTGCCGTGGATCAAACTGTATACCAAGCTGAAGTTTCTGTTAAACGTGAAGCTTGGGATGAAGATAAAAAACCATATCGTTGGTTAAATCCCGATTATGTAGAAGCTTTCTATAAAGAATCAGAGAAACGACAAGTGGATACTGATATTGCTTGGGACGATGTTACGTGGATTGATTTAGAAATGGAAGAAGATTTCCTAGAGAAGGCTACAGCTATATTCAACGGAGAAGAATGTGATACCCGTGTTCAATTCCCGATTGATATCGATGATGAACTAATATTAAAACTCTCTATGGAAGCACATAAACGTGATATCACACTAAATAAGATGATAGAGATTATCTTACAAGAGGTAATCGATAATCACCGTGTCAACGGAACATTAGCCTGACACGTTATATAAGTGTAACAGGAGATCGTTATGAAAAAAATTCTAGTAGCATTATCACTTTTGGCCTTAACTAGTACAGCAATGGCACAATACTATCATGGACATGGCTTTCGCCATCATGGTCCTCGTGTTATCTACCGTGATAATTGGATTGCTCCTGCAGTTGGTGCATTGATTATTGGTGCGGCAATCAACGAAGCACACAATCGTCATGTTCAGTCACAAGTGATTATACAAAATCAACCTACACTATTAGGTCAAGTTTGCACACCCTGGACAGAGACACAGAATTCAGATGGCACTATAACTAGGACACGCACGTGTAATCAATGACCGAAACAGTTGTAGTATTATCGTTCATAGTGTATAATATATTATGAACGATATTTTTTATGGTATTTTTTCGTGGATAAAAGATGACTTTAAGTCTAACCGAATTCGCTTTGTTATTGAGTTGCTTGCTTGGGCTATTAGTATTGGGTGTAGCATTACTATGGCATTCACAGTCCCCGCCCCTCCGCTTCTTGTTCTTTATCCTCTTTGGATCTTTGGCTGTGCTATGTATGCTTGGGCTAGTTATACTAGGAAATCTTTTGGCATGTTGGCTAACTATATACTGTTAACCACCATTGATAGTATCGGACTAATAAGGATGTTAATGTGATAAACAAAATAGAAAAATATAAAAAATACTTTGCTTTTGAGGGCAAAGCTTCCCGTAGTGAATACTGGGGTGTGTACTTGATAGGAGTACTATTGTTAATGTTGGTAGGCCTACTTGGAGCAATGGTTGCATTGATAAGTACACCCTTTACGTTAGTACTGATAGGTTTTATTGGATGGATTTCTGCACTTGCAATAATTTGTGTAGGTGCTATATTAGCATTTTGGATGTGGATTGCTACTGCTGTTAGACGTTGTAATGATGCTGGAATCAATTCTTGGTTTGCAATAACAATACTATTACCCACACCACTAAATCTTATACCATTCGTTGTGTTTGGTTGTTTACCCTCGGAGAAAAAAATTGATGAACATCAGTACTGATTGGACAGATAAAGATTGGGACAAGTTTAATACTTGGTTAAATGGTATGTTACGTATTGGGCCTGCTACAGTAACATTTACTAAAGCTGACGGAACTGACCGTGTAATGAAATGTACACTAGAAGAAGATAAACTTCCTAAGGTTGAAATCAAAGAGGGTGCAAAAACCCGTAAAGAATCTACTACAAGTATGCGTGTGTTTGATTTAGAAAAAAATGAGTGGCGTAGCTTCACTCTTAAAAAAGTAAAACAAGTTAATATCTCTATACCATGAATGACTTTGAGCAAGGTAACATTCACTACATGGCTAAAGAATACTATGAAGCCAGTGAATGTTATAAAAGATTTTTACAACAAGAGCCGAATAATTATGTAGTGTGGCATAATCTTGGCATTACATTATGTCAACTAGGACAAGATGAGGAAGCATTAACTTGCTTTGACTTACCTTGTCAACATCTCTATGCAGAGAGTTGGTTAAGTCGAGGCACTGCATTACGTAACTTAGGTAAATATAAAGACGCACTAATAACATTTGCACATACTTTTGCATTAGATCCTAAACACTCCACTGCATATAGTAACTATGGTAACACATTACGTGAGTTTGGATTACCAGAACTTGCTATTCCTTTCTTAAAGATAGCACAAGAGTTGACACCTGGGAATGTTAACTATGAGTTAAACGAATCTGTGGCTCATTTAATGAAAAGTGACTTGATTGAAGGATGGAAAAAATATAATGCGAGATGGTATTATCAAAGCGATGTTAGTTTTAAGCCTAGCATTCCTGGCCCTGAATATGACGGCTCCCAAGATGTTGTTGGTAAAAGAGTCCTCGTATATTATGAACAAGGATTCGGCGACAGCATACAGTTCATTCGATTTGCAAAGGTACTAAAAGATAAAGGTGCAGATGTTATTTTAGTAACTAAGCCACAGCTTTATGATTTGTTTAAGTACAACTTCCCTGAGTTTGAAGTAGTCAATGCTGATAAGCAGTTGCCACCATATCATTTTCATGTAGCATTGATGGATCTTCCTAAATGCTTTGGTACAACTATTGACACTATCCCTTATCCTACCCCCTACTTAGATGTAAGTGATAAAATGAAAAAATCATGGAAAAAGAAGTTAGGACCAAAGAATAAGAAGCGTGTTGGTATACTATGGAGCCCAAACAAGATTGCATTCATATCACGCTTCCGTAGAATTGAATTAGAACAACTATTATCCATTGCAAGTGATGAATATGAATTTGTAAGTTTGTCATATGAAGTAGATGAAAATACATTGGAGTTGTTATCAAAATACAATGTTAAAACTTTCCATGAAGACTTATCCGGATTCTATAACACAGCAGGATTAATTAGCCAGTTGGATTTAGTAATATCAATCGATACAGTTATCCCTCATTTAAGTGGTGCAATGGGAATACCTACGTGGGTAATGCTAACTGATTACGGATGTGATTGGCGTTGGTTTATGAATCGTAATGATAGCCCGTTCTATAGTTGTATGAAGTTATATCGTCAACAAAATAGTACCTGGGACAATGTATTACTAGACATTAGAAATGATTTATTAAATGAAACCAAATATTAAATTTTATAAAATAAAATTCATTAAAGAGTTTAATGAAAAATGTGACTTTGAACGTAATCAACTAATCAATGAAATGATTGATAATGCAACTGATCCAACAATAGTTAAACGTAGAATTAGGATGCTGGAACAACTAGCAGAGTATCAGGTTCAGATTTATAAAAAAATAGAAGCATTTGAAACTGATGATCCACATGATTATCTTATCCCATTACATAAAGAGTGGAGAAATAAATTTCCACCTGAAACTGTACTAGTAGTGCATAGGGGAACTTAATGAAGCCTTTATTACTAGCAACAAATCCTGAATACCTTTATAAAATTTTAAACTGGAAAGGTATCTCATATGAGTTTGCAGGTAACCTGTTTAAAATTAACGGGTTTACTGACTATAATAAACTCATTGATATCAATAGTATATTCTCTAGCTACCCGTTTGGTGAAGTGGTAGACAGAACTAATACAGTACATTCACCTCTCAAGTATAAAGTATTACGTGATTGGAAAATACCACCATCAAGTTTATCATTTGAAGATATAATGTATAATCAAGTCATGCGTCACGTATGTTCTAATAGAAAAATAAACTTATGTTGGAGTGGTGGTATTGATTCTACTACAATGCTTGTTGGATTTTTAAAACACGCACCCGACTTAAGTCAACTAAGAGTATTGTATTCTCCGTTTTCTGTATATGAGAATAGAGACTTTTTAGAACTATTACATAGAGACTATCCACAAGTAGAGACACTTGATATCAGTGGTACAATCTATATGGATAATCATTTTGATGGGTTGATGTTAAACGGTCACGGTGGCGATGAATTTGTTAGTAGTTTAGATGATAGTTTTTATGAGAAGGTAGGCGGTGATGGATTGTATAAGCCCTGGAAAGATTATTTCCGTGAGCAGAATCAGGACTCACTGATTGATTTTGCTGAGAACTATTTTGCTAACGCAGGTAAACCTATTGAAACTTTGTTAGATGCACGATGGTGGTTTTATGCATCAACCAAATCGCAGGTGTTTCAAATAGCAGATAATGTTTTTCTTGCTAATCAAAAAGATACTAAGATAGAAGATACTATTGGGTTCTATGACAACTATGAATTTGAAGCGTTTATGTATTTCAATCCACACTTGATTATTGAAAATAGACACGATTACAGAACACATAAAAACTTTATGAAGAAATACATTTTTGAGTTTGATAAGAATGAAGATTACTTTATAAACAAAAGCAAATCCAACAGTATACAGTTTGCGTGGTATACACTTAAAAAAACGTGTATGAGAGATATGAGATGGATTGCACGATTATCTGACAGTACTATAATCAAAACTCCTAATCTACCGTTCTTTAGTAAAAAAGAGTTTGATAGTCTTTATGGAGATAGTTTAGATTACCTGTTTAATGAGGTTCACGATGTATAGTATGCCTGGAAAAATCCCCTTTGTTAAAAAGTTTGTAGTTGATGTAACTACTGCACCCGATTTAGAAATCAAACTAGATGGCAATATACTTGTACTATCCAATGGACAATACGAAATAATTGATGACAATCAAACACACACACTGACCTTTAATATGCCCGTGGCTAATGTATGGATAGAAAACATTTCAGTACAACATTTGATTGTAGATAACACACTAACCTTCACAACACCCATTTATCGTTGGTTGATTTCAACTATTGACAATAAATAAGACTCATGCTATAATATGGGTTATGAAAAAAGAAATACTATCCTTCACTGTTAAAGAGCCTAAACACAGGGCTCACAAAGTGTTGTTTTGTTGCAACACTCCATTCAAACCTAAGGTTGTACAATCCAAAAAGGGTGAGTACATTCGTAAACCTAAGCATCCAAACCGCATCGAAATTTGACAATAAATCGTTTCGGTGTTACAATACTTATATTGAAACTTAGAAAGGAAAATCAATATGTCAGAAAAAACTGAAGCAGTCGCACAGACCGCAAAAGAATTGGCACTCGCCGCAATCGCAGGATCCGCAACTATCTATTTGCTCACACTCATTCCAGTGTCAGCAGTTCCCTACATTGGAATTACATTCTGTATTGCTATGTTGGCTTACGTGATGTACACCATCAATCTTGGTCGTATCCAGTATCGCAAGCACTTGGAAGACATGGAAAATTCGATGAAAAACATCAAACAATAAAAGGTTGACAATAAATCGATTTGGGTATATAATAGAGTCTTATTCAGTCAAAAGGAGTTCAAATGAACATCAAGCAAATTAATACTGCTATCATGCAGGGTGACTTCACTAACGAAGAATTGAATAGCATCGGTGACGCAATTCGTTTTGCCCGTGCCCAACTAGTGGTACGAAACAAATCGGCATTGACAATCGGTTCCAATGTAAAATTCACAAGTTCAACCCGTGGTACAATCTCCGGTGTTGTAAAGAAAATCAATCGTAAGTTTATTATTGTAGATCAACCAGGTCAGTTCCGTAGTTGGAAAGTGCCCGCTAACATGTTGGAGGTATTGTAATGAGTAAGATGGCTAACTTATATATGGAGATTGAGGAAATGCTTGAAAAAGGCACACATCCTGCAACAATCTCCGCGGTTCTTGACGTTCCGGTGGTTTTTGTCTATGATGTAGTGGAATCTATTGAAGGCCAGACTGAGGAATTTAGTCCTTTTAAGACAATAAATTCTTAAAAAGGTTGACAATAAATCGATTTGGGTATATAATAGAATCTTAGACAGTTGAGAAAAGGATTAAAAATGTACAAAGCAAATGGTTATTTATTTAGAAGTGTCGAAGCCCTAGGTGAATACTTAAAGATTCATTCTGGAAAAGATATTATTGTCACCTACGTCACTGAGTATTTTCTCGGTGACCCGATGGAACAATAACTTGACAATAAATGGATTTGGTGTTATAATAGAATCTTAGACAGTAAAGAAAAGGAAACAAAATGGCTTATATGAATCAGGAACGCAAAGCGAAGATTACTAAAATGCTTAAGCCAATCTTGGCTAAGTACAAGGTTAAAGGCTCACTGAGTGTCCGCAATCATAGTACTATTGTATTAACGCTCAAATCCGGTTCTATTGACTTTATTGGCAATAGCAACAAGGTTTGCGGCAATGACTTTTATCAGGTACAACGTGGCTTCAAACCTACTACAACTGGTTACGATCAGGTGAACCCTTACTGGTTCCAGGATCACTATGACGGTGATGCTAAGGCTTTCTTAACCGAAGCATTCAAGGCATTGAAGTCGGCCGATTGGTATGACGAATCCAACGCAATGATTGACTACTTCAATATTGCCTACTATGTTGATATTAACATTGGCAAATGGGATGCCCCATACATTGTCCAATAATCGAATAATGGGTAACACAATGGTTGACAATAATGTCCGATTGTGTTATCATTATAACAGTGCTGAGTGATATCAGTACATTTTTTAACTTAGCTTTTTTAAAGGAAATATATGGCTAATTCTAATCAAACTTTCAAAGTCGCTGGTATTACTATTCACAATGGTAACGCTAAAGTTCGTTTCACTGATGACATGGTCCGTCGTATCAAGCAGTTCACTAAAGGTGGTGCTTCACGTGTAGATTTCGTTGAGCTACCTTCAGAAATGACAAAGGTAGAAGCATTGAAATATCTTGCTACACTTCCCGAGTTCGCTAGCCCATCAGATCAGGCAACTATTGCTGATACACTTGCTGATAAATCTAAAGAAGCAAGTAAAGGTGAAGTCAAAGTAAAAGCTTCTAAAACAAAGCCTAGTATCGATGCTATCAAAGCACGTGCTAAAAAATCAGAAGTGTCCGCAGAACAAGTATTATCTGCTATCGCTGAATAAAAAACGGGGCTTCGGCCCTTCAAACTATGAATATGAATCTATCTACATTTCGCCGATCATTTAATCCTCGTAGAGAATTTAATCCTGCAGATAAAAAAGATTTGCAAGAGTTCAAGTTCTTTAAGAAGAATGGCAAATGGAAAGCTGGGTGTCCATTCTTTCTTGAGGATCCGTTTGTTGAGATTCCGGCAATGTGTGAAAGTAAATTCACAACTTATATGCTAGAGAAGATGAAGTAAAAAAAGCCCCTTAAGTGGGGCTTTTTTGTGGCTAAGGAATCGATGTTACGGAGTTAGTAAGTGTACTAGTTGCACCAGTCAATGATGATGTTGCCGCAGTAAATGATGGAGTGCCGGCAGTCATTGTAGTAGTAGTTGCAGACCACGCAGACAAATCAGCTTGTGGCATTGTTGGTATACTATAAGTGAAACTTATTCCACTAGCAGTGTATGTTCCAGTTGGTGTGCCATCACCCGGTACTTTAAGCATTAAGATTTGATTATTACTACCACTAGTAGGTCTTATGTAGCCGCCTGCAACTATATTATCTGAACTATCTATTGTAATAGAATACAAATTTACCGAATGAGATGTTGCACTTAATTGTCGTTGCCATAATAAATTACCGCTGGTATTATATTTTAGAATATAAGTACTACCTGTTGTATATATATTTCCTGAACTATCTACTGTTATATCGGATAATATTGGGAAAGCAGGATCACCTATTTGTTTCTTCCATTGCAATGCACCGGATGTATCGTATTTGGCTACAATACCATATTGAGTTCCACCAATGCCGGTTAATGAAATACCACAAACAAATATGTTATCTGAACTATCAATCGTTATACCATTATAACCACTTTGTCCGGTTGCTTTACTTAGACCAACTTGCCATTGTAGTGTACCACTGGAGTTATACTTGATAAGCATTCCTTGACCTGAACTAGTGCTAGTAGGGGTTGAACCAGCTATATATATATTTCCTGATGAGTCAAGTGCAATATCTTGGCAGGTAGCTTGGTCACTAGACGTTGATGGAGTTAAACTTCTTTGCCATTGCAATGTACCGGAGCTATCGTATTTTAATAGTAGTACACGAAAGTCTTGAGGGAATGATGATGTTGGCAAAAAAGATCCACCGACATAGAAATCTCCAGTACTTTGTTCAACGACTACACTGAGTCCTTGTTGATTTAGTCCAGCACTGCCTAAAGTTTTCTGCCATTGTAAATTTCCATTTGTATCATATTTTACTATTTGAACATCACTACCATCAGTGGTACCATCTGAACTTGTACCTCCACTTATATACAAATTGTTAGAATTATCTAAATCTATTCCAAAAAAGTTAGTACTATTAGGAGATGATGCACCCAATGTTCTTTGCCATTGTAAAGTTCCATTTACATTATATTTTGCCACAATACCCGTAGAGTTACTGCCACTATCAGTATATCCAACCATATATAAATTATTTGAACTGTCGTACACTAAATTATTTTGCCGACTAATTGTTGTACTTGGATTAGTAAAGTTGTTTCCAAATATATCAATGTATCCGCCGCTACCGACTGGACTACCTTGACCTATATCAATGCCTCCACCTACTGTTATTCCGCTTCCAAATATTATTCCTGACATTTTCTTATCCTTTTGTTTATTTATAAGCTACTTTAAGCATTAGGTGCCTTGATAACCATAAATCTTATAGTGATTGTCTCATCACTAGTTGTAAAACCACTGATGTTTACAATGTTTAAAAAGAATCCAGGGTTAAACCCACCGATAACAGCAGGGGTTGCGATACAATTATATGTTCCTTGGTTAGGACTAACTATTTGTGCTAGTACAATATCACTAGTAGGATCCACTGAACTATTTGTGACAGAGAATGTATCAATTTCGCTTACCGCCATAGCGGCACTAGTTGTTATAATAGTTCCTGCTAGTGTATTGATAGTTACACCGGTACCTCTATTTGTAGTTTGAGTAACAGTTGATCCTGATGCATAACCAATCTTACCAGTTGATGTTAGTGTACCAGTGACATTAGCACCAGTACTTGTAACTACTAATTCAACGTTGCTACCGGCTGCTTGAATTGAAACATTGCCGTTACTAGTAATAGTGATGTTTGAATTACCATTCTGCAATAGACCGCTATTGATAGTAGTGATGTTACCAGTTGTAATATTTGCTGTATTAGCAGTTACAACACCAGTAGTTGATATATTTCCACCAGCGATGTTACCTGTACTTGGTTCAACAGTAGCATAGTTTACATATTTTAGATTACCATCATATGTCATTATACTCATAGCACCGTTAGAGGTGATATCTTGTGTGACTCCTACTGGTACTTGTGTACCATTAGCATAGTTAACAGCAAAAGTATTACCTGGTAGTGTTAAGTTACCAGTACTATCAAACGTCCATAAGTTTGAATTAGCATTTACAGTAACATTTGAGTTACCGTTAGTGAATTGTAGTGCGCTTACACTAGAGAAGCCACTAAGCGTAGGAGCAGGACTTGCACCACTACTTACAATAGAACCAGATACAATCAGATTGCCGCCGCTAGGTAATGTTAAGTTACCTTCGTTATCAAAATCCCATACATATGAAGTGTTGGCTAAGTTACCGGTAGTCACAGTCATTGAACCCGGAGTAGAACTATTCAATCCTACTTGAACAACATTACCCGGACCAGTTGGGTTCTCATACCAAACTAGTGACATTCCACCATTGGCTTCTGATGATCCCAATAGTAATGGTGCGTCTAGTTGTGTAAAACCAGTACCTGAACCTAATCCAGTTGGACCAATCACTAAGTTACTTGGTGTAGTTAAGTTACCATCAGTTCCAAATGTAAAGATATTGCCATTAGCATCAAGTGTGATGTTACCATCTACTGATGCAATATTGATAATACTATTACCGTTGCTTAGTGGTAGACCACCGCCACCACCTAGTGGCACTTGTGTACCATTAGCATAGTTAACAGCAAATGTATTACCCGGTAATCTTAAATTACCGGTATTGTCAAAGAGCCAGTAGTTTACTGTAGTTGCGTTATTACCTACAGCAATCAATACATTGCCTTCACCACCGCCTGGGTAATTCATTGCTATTGTTGTAACACTATCGGGTGCGCTTGTATTTGCCGTCCAACCCAGTTGTACAACGGAGTTAGCACCTTCTCCTAGAATTTGTAGACCCTCATTATATTGAAATATACTTGAACCACTACCGGGCCCTGGGCCAATCACTAAGTTACTAGGTGTAGTTAAGTTACCAGTAGTGTCAAATGTCCAACTGTATTCAGTATTGCCGCCCGAGTTAGCCCAAATCTGAAGATTACCATCAGACGCAACTTCACCATCATCAGGATAAATCTTGATTGCGCTACCGCTAGAGCCGGTGAATATAGT